GATGTCATTACGAATAGTCATATAAATCAAATGGATATAACGACTATCAACGGTGCTAAGATATATGTTAGAGGCGCTGATCGCCCCGACACGCTACGTGGGGTGAGCCTGACGTATGCCGTGTTGGACGAAGTAGCCGACATTAAGCCCGAAACATGGGAACAGGTCATCAGGGCTAGTTTGAGTGATAAAAAAGGGCGAGCTATCTTTATTGGAACGCCCAAGGGTAGAAATTGGTTTTATGATTTGTTTAATCTGGGGCAAGATGGGCAAGACCCCGATTGGAAATCGTGGCACTTTACGACACAGGACAACCCGCTGATTGACCCGACTGAGATTGCGTCAGCGAAGAAGACGTTAAGTTCGTTCTCGTTCAAGCAGGAATACATGGCAAGTTTTGACACGGCGGGTAGCAACGTGTTCAAAGAGGAATGGATAAAATACGGCGAGGAGCCGGAGATTGGCAGTTATTATGTGGCGTGTGACTTGGCCGGATTTGAGGAAGTAGCACGTCAAGCGTCAAGTGCCAAGAAACGGTTGGACGAGAGTGCCATAGCAATTGTTAAAGTCACCGATGAAGGCAAGTGGTGGGTAAAGAAGATTGAACATGGCCGGTGGGATATAAAAGAGACTGCTGTGAAGATACTGGGCGCACTGCGGGAATACAAGCCGCTGTCGGTTGGAATTGAGCGCGGCGCGTTAAAAAATGCGGTTTTACCGTATTTAAGTGACTTAATGCGAAAATCTAATATATACTCTCACATAATTGATTTGACGCATGGAAATAAGAAAAAAGCGGATCGGGTGATCTGGAGTCTACAGGGCCGGTTTGAGCATGGGCGTGTGATACTGAACAAAGATGAAGATTTTAGTGAGTTTATAGACCAGTTGTTAATGTTCCCCGCACAAGGTGTGCATGATGACTTACCAGACGCGCTGTCTTACATAGACCAATTAGCGATAACGTCCTACTTTGCGGAGCAAGAAGAAGACGAATGGTCACCCATTGATATAGTGTCGGGAGTGTAATATGGCTGAAAATGAAAATGAAACGATGGGCGCGTTTGAGTATGAACAGCCCAGCGAGCAGGATAAGGAACTCACAGCGTTTGTGGTGGATCATTGTGACCGATGGAGAGACTACCGCGACACCAACTACTTATCACTTTGGGAAGAATACGAACGAATCTTCAGAGGACAGTGGGCGTCACAAGACAAGCTACGAGACTCCGAACGAAGTCGAATAGTCACACCGGCAGCGCAACAAGCCGTAGAGACACGCCACGCCGAGATCATGGAAGCGATCTTCGGGCAGGGTGACTTCTTTGACATTAAAGACGATATTAGAGATGTAAATGGTAACCCATTGGATGTTGAGATGCTCAAGGCTCAACTGATGGAAGATTTTAAGGTTGATAAGATTAGAAAAGCCATCGACCAGATTGAATTGATGGCTGAAATTTACGGCACTGGCATTGGCGAGATTGCCGTGATTACCAACAAGGTGTTTGTCCCGTCAACACAGCGGATACCTGGGCAGAACGGGCAGGCCGCCATTGGCGTTACCGAAAAAGAACGTGTTGGCGTTAAAATTGTTCCGGTCAATCCTAAGAATTTCTTGTTTGATCCTAACGGCACCAGTATAGATGACTGTTTGGGTGTGGCTGTTGAGAAGTATGTGTCCATACACAAGGTCGTTAAGGGGCAGGAAGAAGGAATCTATCGGAAAGTGGAGTTAGGCACTGATTCTGAAGATACTAAACTAGAGCCAACACAGGAAATTACGCAATATCGTGATGATAAGGTGCTGTTATTGACCTATTATGGTTTAGTGCCACGCGAATTATTGATGCAGTCTGGTGACAATAAGGACGTCGTTGATTTGTTTCCAGAGAGTTCGATTCAAGATGAATACACTGATTTAGTAGAGGCAATAGTTGTTATTGCTAACAAAGGTGTATTACTGAAGGCCGAAGAAAATCCATACATGATGAAAGATCGTCCGATCATTGCGTATCAGGACGATACAGTGCCGAATCGTTTGTTAGGTCGTGGAACGATTGAAAAAGCCTACAACATGCAGAAGGCGATAGATGCTCAAGTGCGTAGCCACTTGGATTCGCTAGCACTAACAACTAGCCCAATGATTGCGATGGATGCAACGCGCCTACCACGCGGTGCTAAGTTTGAAGTGAAACCTGGTAAGGCTATACTGACCAACGGTGCGCCAAGTGAGATTCTATATCCATTCAAGTTTGGCCAGACAGATGGCAACAATTTACAGACCGCTAAGGATTTTGAGCGTATGTTATTGCAAGCTACCGGAACATTGGACTCGCAAGGCATGGTGTCTCAAGGCAATCGTGACGGCGCGGGTATGAGCATGGCCGTTGCTACGATCATTAAGAAATACAAACGCACTTTGGTGAATTTCCAAGAAGACTTCTTGATCCCGTTTATCTACAAAGCAGCGTATAGATTCATGCAGTTTGACCCAGAGCGCTATCCATCTGTAGATATGCAGTTTCTACCTACGGCTACATTGGGCATTATCGCCAGGGAATACGAACAGCAGCAATTTATTGGGTTGTTGCAGACATTAGGGCCACAAACACCAGTATTGCCACTGATATTGAAAGGTATTTTGGGCAATTCTAGCCTATCTAACCGCTACGAATTAATACAAAAACTGGATGAGATGTCTCAACCAGACCCACAAAGTCAGGAAATGGCTAAAGTTCAACAGCAGTTGGCAATGCAATCGGCACAGGCTCAGATTGCGGTTAATACAACGCAAGCTGAACAAAATCGTGCAGAAGCGCAGAAATTGTCAATGGAAGCACAGCTAATGCCACAAGAAGTGCAAGCTAAAATGAGTGCATCTTTGACTAAGAATCTGCCAAGCCAAGACGATGCAGCTAGTCGTGAGTTTGATAAGCGGGTTAAGATCGCTGAATTGATGCTGAAGGAAGCTGATATTAAGAACAAGTCCAAGATTGTCGAATTGCAGATGTCTAAAGCCAAAGACAATGTGGTGGATATGGAGAATGAATTTCTCACTAAATTATCTGGAGAATTGAAATAATGGATATGGATAAACTATTTGAGAGTCAATCTCTTGACGGCGTTGCCGATAATGTATTTGGCGCAGTGAACAATTCTGTCTCTGAAGTTAAAGAGATGCAGAAGAAAAAAGTTGCTGAGAATGTGCAGATTGTTGTTCAAGCGCTTAAAAAAATAGAAACCGATATTCGTGATCGGTTTGATAACGTAGGTAACGCGTTAGAAAAACGCATTATTACGATTAAAGACGGTCGTGATGGTATAGACGGCCGTGATGGTAAGAATGGTAAAGACGGTCGCAATGGACGTGATGGATTGCCAGGTGCTAAAGGCGTTGACGGTAGAAATGGGCGTGATGGTGTTGATGGTGTCAATGGTGTATCGGTAACCAATGCTCGTATTGATTTTGATGGTAGTTTAGTCATTACGCTGTCTAACGGCCAAGAACTTAATGTTGGCGAAGTAATGCCAATACAATTAGCTGAGTCTATTAAAATTATCAGCGGTGGTGGTGGTGATTCTCAAACTGTGTTGGATACATTAGTCAGTTTGCAAGCACAGATTACAGCGCTTACGGCTGGTATTACCTATCAAGGAACATGGAACGCTAGCACTAACACACCAACACTCACATCAAGTGTTGGCACTACAGGTAATTTTTACATTGTCTCTACCGCTGGTAGCACTAATTTAAACGGCGTAACAAATTGGGGCGTTGGCGATTGGGCGCTATTTAACGGTAGCACATGGCAACGTGTTGAAGGCGGCGCTGATGGTAATTTTGTAAACTTAACCACTACAGGCAATGTGACGTTAGGTGATGCCGTAGGTGACACAATCACTGTAAATGGCGCTACTACATTTGTAAACGCCACGCCTATTCTTACTACCGCAACCGCTAGCCGCGCTGTGTTTACTGACGCATCTAAACAGTTAGTAAGCAATGCTATCACTGGAACTGGTAAT